CTCGCTATGATAACTAGTAGTGTCATCTGCAAAGTCCTATGGACGACTCAACTTACAATAATTGGTTAAAGATTAAATCAATGTTTGAGAAATCTGGTAATCTCGATAATATGTATTATCATCGGGCATGTCAAATTGTAAAAACTCGTATTGATCCTCTTTCTAACTATTTGGAGATGAAAAATGATGAATCCTCAAAGTGAGTTTGTGACTCGTGAAGAAGTTCAAGAGATGATTGATGAAGCAATTCGTAAGCATAATCGTAATGCAACAATCATCAGTGCATGTGTAGGTTGGGTAGTTTTGGGATTATATGCAGAAGGATTACTAAGAGTAATTGGTATTATTCCACCATTATTCTCATGGATGAAAATCACACTCAATTAATGTTATGAAAAAAACCATTTACAATGCCCTAACTATTTTTGGAATAGTTGGAATACTACTTTATTGGAGTCTTAATCACGCATATATAAAATGATAGATACTGTACGATACATTTTAAATCATCAAGTAACACTATTCATTTTAAGTTATTTGTTGATCATGATTCCTATTCTTGGAATTATGGTAATTCATCGAACCAAATGATGACCCTGTACCACTTCTTAAATTGGACTCCTTGACATCAGGGTCCAAATCACTTATAATATTCAGGTAAACAACGCAAAACAATGTCTCTGATTCAAAAGTTTAAAAAAGATGTTAGCACTCTTACTCTTGCTGCTAACGGTGATTTTTATCTTGATGTGAAAAATCCAAAACTTTATAAAAAAGTTCGTCGTTATTATGAAAACGAAGGCGTAGTATTTTCTGGTGATCCACTGGATGATTATGACATTTTGATGGAATATATCGCACAAGATCTTGAATCTGTTGAGATCGCTTAAATATCTTAATGATATCAAAATCTAGTCTACTAAGATACATTGGAAATCTTCTTCTCATTATTGGTTATCAAATCATGTTGTGGGGAGATTTTAAAAATGGTTTGATTCTTAAATGCATTGGTGGACTTCTTACGGTTCCTTTTGCAATTAAACTCAAACTATGGGATGTACTTTTCTTATGTGCATTCTTTGGAATTAGTGAAATCACAAAACTATTCCAACTTTTCTTGATTTCGTAAAATCAAGTGGTGGAACCAATTTGACCCCCTTATGTCCTCGTCGGATGGACTTTAAATATGCCGACTGGTGCGGATGGAGGTTACTCCCGCCTGGTTTCTTATTTCCAGTTAAAGAATAAGTGGCGAGCCTGAGTTACCAGAGGTGGGTTGCATAAATCCACCTTTTTTAGTATAATACATAGTATAGAGTTTATGATTTTATGAGTCAATACATTAAGAAAGCACTTGTGCTTGGTGCTGGTGGTTTCATTGGAAGTCATATGGTTCGCAGACTGAAATCCGAAGGTTATTGGGTTCGTGGTGTAGACCTTAAGTATCCAGAGTTCTCCAAGCACGAAGCAAATCAGTTTGTTCTTGGAGATCTTCGTGATGTAGATTTTGTTCGTCGTGTCCTTGAATATAAAAATGATCGCGGGAACTTCTATCAGTCAATTCCTTATCGTTATATTCAATCGTTTGATGAGATCTATCAGTTTGCTGCTGATATGGGTGGGGCAGGATTTGTTTTCACTGGTGAGAACGATGCTGACATCATGCATAATTCAGTCACGATTAATCTGAATGTTCTTGAGATGCAGCGTCAGATGAATGAGCGTCTTGGCAAGAATGTGACCAAGATCTTTTATTCTGGATCTGCGTGTATGTATCCAGAATACAACCAACTTGATCCAGATAATCCCGATTGCCGCGAAGAATCCGCTTACCCTGCTAACCCTGACTCTGAATATGGTTGGGAAAAACTTTTTTCGGAACGTCTATACTTTGCTTACCACCGTAATTATGGTATCCCTGTTAGGGTTGCTCGCTACCACAATATTTTTGGACCTGAAGGGACCTGGGAAGGTGGTAGAGAAAAGGCACCTGCAGCAATCTGCAGAAAAGTCGCATATCTTCCAGAGGAAGGTGGATCAATCGAAGTGTGGGGGGATGGTTTACAAACTCGTTCCTTCTTGTATATTGATGAATGCATCGAAGCAACACGTAGAATGATGAATTCGGATTTCATTGGTCCTGTAAATATTGGATCAGAAGAAATGGTTACCATTAATCAACTTGTTGATACTACTGCTAAAGTTGCTGGTAAAAAAGTTGAAAAAGAACATATTTTAAACGCACCATTGGGTGTTCGTGGTCGCAATAGTAACAACGATCTTATTCGTTCTAAGTTAGGATGGAATTACTCCATGACTCTCGAAGAGGGTATTGCTAAAACATATGCATGGATTCAAACACAAATTGAGAAAAAACAATGAACCGCATCGAAAATTATTCTGAACTTGAAACGCGAATTGTTTCTTGGTTGAAAGATTACACACAACAATTTAATATTAAAGCATTTGTTATTGGTGTTTCTGGTGGTATTGATTCTGCAGTATCATCTACTCTTGCGGCTAAAACTGGTCTTCCAGTTTATGCATTAGGGATGCCAATCCATCAGAAAGATGAGCAAGAAACTCTTTCTGACACGCATCTTGAATGGTTACAATCGAATTTTGAAAACGTGGTTGTTCAAAAGTTTGATCTGTCAAGAGTTTTTGATACATTTCAATTCACCATGCGCGAGTTTGGTGTAGACAAACACTCTCTTGCAAACAGTCGTTCACGTCTTCGCATGGTAACTCTTTATCAAGTTGCTACAACTGTCGGTGGTATTGTAGTGGGTACTGGTAACAAGGTTGAAGATTATGGTGTTGGATTCTATACTAAATATGGTGACGGGGGAGTTGATATTGCTCCTATCGCAGATCTGTATAAGACTGAAGTATGGGAACTTGGTAAGCACTTTGGCGTAGACGAACGTATTATTAACGCTGCGCCTACAGATGGTCTGTGGGATGATGGTAGAACAGATGAAGATCAACTTGGATCTTCATATGTTCAACTGGAAGAGGCAATGGAGTACGGAACTGGTCCTGGTGTTAAAGTTCTTCAGAAATTCAACTCCCAAAATAAACATAAAATGGAACCCATCCCAACATTTAAACTATGAAAATTGGAGTCATTGGAGCAGGCAGACTTGGTATCTGCCTCGCTCTTCTTCTAGAAAAAGCAGGATATGATGTTATTGTTTCCGATTGTCGCCATGACTATGTTATTGGATTGAACAATAAAATCATTAGCACTAATGAGCCTCAAGTAGTAGAACTGCTTGATGATGCTACAAACTTTACAGCAGTTACTGATAATGTTGAGGTTATTAAAAACTGCGATCTTATCTTTACTCTTGTAGCAACACCATCACTTCCATCGGGAGATTATGATGTAAGTGCTGTTTGGGAAGTAGTAAAAGATTTCCAAAACACAGAGTTTTCTGTTGAAGGAAAAACTTTGATTGTTGGATGCACTACAAATCCAGGAGATTGTGATTCATTCCAAGATGCATTGGATGAATATGGAGTAAACGTATTTTATAATCCAGAGTTCATTGCACAAGGAACTATCGTTCAAGATCTTCAAAGATCTGATATGGTTCTGATTGGTGGATATGATAATAATGTCTATGATCAATTGTCTGAAATGTATCATGCGATTCAGGTAACTGAACCAAAGATTAATTTCATGTCCACCAAAGCAGCAGAGATTGTAAAACTTGCAACGAACTGTTTCCTTACTACCAAGATCAGTTATGCAAATATGCTTGGTGAAGTTATGACTCTTGCTGGTCTTGAGGATGAGATTGATACCGTTCTTGGCGCTATCGGTGATGATAGTCGAGTAGGAAGAAAGTTTCTCAAGTATGGTTATGGATATGGTGGTCCATGCTTACCAAGAGATAATCGTTCCTTCGCAGCCTTCGCTAAGAAGATGGGTCTTGTTTACAACCTTGGATATACGACGGATAATTTCAACGATGAACATGCAATCTTCCTGACAAATTATTTCATGAAGAAGAATGTGAATAATCTTCCATTCGCTTTTCATTATGTTTCTTATAAAGAAGGAACTGATATTATTACAGAGAGTCAACAATATCGTTTGTGTTTAAATCTTTTAAACCAAGGATATAGAGTTTATGTTGTTGAGGACTATGTAAAATCTCAATGTGATGATAGAATTATCTTTGGTATTCCTAACGAAGAAGTATTCTGGATTGAGTTATGATTGGTTATAATCGATTGGGTATTAATGGAAGATTTGGTAATCAACTCTTCCAATATGCTTCTCTGCGCGGCATCGCAGCTAAGCATGGTTATGAATGGTGTATTCCTGAGGATGGTAGTCGCACTGCCAACTATGGAATTCATCATCCATTTAAACTGAAGCATCTTAAGAACATTGGTGAAGTGCCTTATCCAACAAGATATG